ACCAAACAAAGATTTGGCAACATACGTGACACCATAAATCGTTACTGTTTTTCTTAAAAATGATGGTAACTATGATTGATTACGAGTATGATGTATAAAAGAGATTGCGTCATGATTCAATTGCAATGAGATGCATCCACTGCAAGGTATCCCTTAATAGCATTTCCGAGACATTTGAGATACATCTTTTGCATCGGTCTGGTTAGTACCATGCGGGATGAGTGTTCAAATACCTCTTTTAGCCTGATACGTCCTAGTGAATCGAGGAGGTACTTGGGACAATTGCTACGTTTAAGATATGACTTGAGTGGCAGGAGATCCTGAAGCGAGATATGACCTTGTAAGATAAGGGACAACAATTTCTCTATCTTATCCATGTCGTCTCGTGTAGTCTGTAATATAGTTGTTTCAAATAGATGTTTAGTGCATGCAATAAGTACTGTATTACATTTTCCTCTTGCCGTTAGGTTATAAGGTGTTAACACAAAGACTGTGTCTGCCAGTTCTTCTTCTTGTTCTAGGAAGATTGCTGTCTTAAGTGTTGTGTCAATATGCTGTATCATGATTTCCTCATATGTCTCATCTCCTAAGTCGAGTGCCTTGTTGATTCCAACATTGCTCGGTCTTACAGGTTGGCCTCCCGCTTCAATCAATGCCATATCAATAGTATGCTGCAAGTAGCGTATCATTATCGATATCCTCTGTCCCAGTATCCCACGAATCCTGTTGAGCTGCCTCTGGAAAGCAAGATTCAATTGTTGTTCATCTTGTTTTGTCATGATACTACCGCCCCCTCTAACTAACGCCTTGGCAGAGCGGATCACCTCTTGCATGAAGACATGCCCCCCTGTATAACTGATTGTCGCGACTAGGTAGCACTCAAAATCTCCCCGTACTGAGTATCCATTGGATATGATCCGTATCCTTTTACTACAAGGAGCTAAGATTGCCAGCAATAGATGAAAAAAGAAACTCTGGGTGTATAGTACTTTGATGATGAACACTCCATTCTCTCGCAGGACGTGCATCCCGATTAGAGAGATATTAGTGGCTAATTGCTCCAAGTAAGCCCAGCTTGGTTCCAGGGTTGTTTCTATGTCACAATGGAGTAGAGATACAGTGCCTCCAGGCACCTCTGATGTAATGAATGAGACACACCTATCTGAAGCAAGATCACTTTCATCGGCAACGTCTCTCCATAAAGGGCAGAACTCCTGAACATACCCATCTTTGCAGACTATACCTGCCTGAAGGTTCTTGTAAACGACCGATGCAAGGAATTGAGTTGGCGTTGGGCCGAAATGTCTTTGCGGGGGGTTCATCTCGTTATAAAAGAGAGTATTGTAGTAAATCTTCTCATGTGGTACGTGGAGCTCTAACAGACTCATTATTGCACCGCTACCTTCTGCTAAGTACAATGAGTTACCGAAACGTGCCTGGCGCACTTCAGGAAGTGACAATAAATTGGCAGCTTTATACCATGATGAGGATGCCTGGCCTACACCCCTGAATAGGTATCGAGTCATTGGGACAAAGTCGAGGATGCCCTGTCCGTTTTTATCAACATCAGAGATGCATTCATCCAGTATGACTCCAAACCTTGCCTGACCAGAGAGATCGAGCTCGCATAAGAATTCAATGCGTCGCCACTTAACAATGGGGTCATTTACTTTCGTATCCCAAATTAACTGCCACCGTGCTTGTAGCTTCATCCCCGGCAGGGAACAACATTTGAATAATAGCATCTTTATCTCCCTCTCTCTGATGATATTAAGACTCTTTCTTGACATATAATAGAGGTTTGCTGGGAAAGTTGTCAGTGCTGGTTGCAGTACATTTCGTACCTGATTTTCGGTCAGCCGAAATTCAGATGGAAGGTTCATGAGATGATTTGTGAGCATCCGGCACTTATCTTCGGCAGTCAGGCCCCTAATATTTGGTATAGGAACCTTAGATGAGTACAACAACGCTAACAAAGAGCAGTATCGAGCGATTAGAAGAAACATTTTCTCCGTCAAATTCTCGTCTAGAACGGATGGAAATGCAAGCATCAGGGTTTCACCGGATAGAAGTGTAGTACATACACGAGCTATACATGTTACCAATAAATTAGCTGATAATTCAATAAAATCAATGCTTGCAAGTTGGTGCGCACTCCCATGATCCAGCAACCCTGCATTGTATAGTCTAGTATGGATAATGGGATGGGAGATTGTGGCAGCAATATTAGAGAGCAATATACCGGGCATATTACGAATTAGGTCTGCCATGTATATTAGGATGTTCTTGTATCCGCGAACCCTTAGATAATACATTTGGAATGCGCAGTCCAGCAAGATTTCTAGTGCAGCATACTCAAATAACTTCACCAGGTCACAATTTTGGGCCTCACTGATCCAATTCCGGGTATTATCGTATACAATAATTGCATCATTCTTTATAGAAGTGTCCTCATTGTATGAAATCACCGACTGACCTATTAGCTTTCCACACGTAACCTCAAGTACATGCATCAAGTCTATCGTTGAATAATGGTCTAAGTCCAACTCATAGTTCTTGAAAGTAGCCACATCGAGTTGAAGAGCCTCAGGTTCCAAAAGTGGGGATGAGTCATACACGAATTGGTTCCCCTCAGCAGCACGAATCCTAGGTACTTTGCCCTGGAGCTCAAATGGGACCGCAAGGGCCGCCTCTCTCAGGCAGCAGCTGAATTGAGTATGAAGGTGTAGTGTCACTTCTTCATATACATGATTAGTGGTCAAGGGGAACAATGATTCGATAGCTGATAGACCCAATAACATTATCTGCTGATAGATGATGTTGCTCTCCTTAACCCCCTCATCAGAAAACATTCTTTGTGAGTCATTGGAGATGTGGATATAAGGTGCCACCCGATAGAGAGAAGCGGGAGTAAAGGTCATCTGGGTTATGCTATCATCCAATCGATGCTGAAGGTTCCCTGCAGTTGGTAGAGGGGCTAGAAGTTTTAGATGTTCAAGGGATATCGCACATCGAGTATTTGCTAGCTGCCATGCAACTTGCCAATTATGCTCATTATCACCGTAAGCCCTTACCTTCACAGACGCCAATCTCAATGCTGCCTTCATATGAGGGGACATGTTGCTAATCTTGGCCATTGATGCATTTCTCCTTTCCTGGGTCTTGGATCCCACATAAGGTATACGCATTGGAGGGTTGGATGATGAACTGTCCGCTAGCTCTATATCTGCTGGGAGATGGAACCACGTAAATTGGTTATCTCCACTATTACATAAGTCACAATATCCGTTTAGATTCAGCATCGATCCTGATACTAACTCAAGGGTATCTGGATTATTTACACCTAATATCTTCCTACCATTTGTCAGAGGCAACCAGGTAATCTGACGTAGGTAATCCGCTAGGGCAACAGAACACATCACTGAGGAGACGAAGGGAGATGGAGGATGGTTAGGTAGGAATATATCATCCAGGAAGATCAACATGTGCATAGAAGAATAACTGTTTATCTTCCTTAACCTCCTTGCACCAAGAGGACGCCGCCCAAGTGCAATCTTTATGATGGTGTTAGTTGTATCGATTAGTCCCTGAATTTGCTTCTTTCTACCGACTGCGCTGGCCTCCATTATAACGTGTGCCACGCGCGGATGTATAGCTTCTTGATTGAGCAAGAATTCTGCTAATTCTGCTTCTTCCGTATCATTTTCTTCACTATAAACCCCTTGTAATAGGGGATTGGTGCAGGATTCAAATAGTACTCTCTGAGTATGTTTCTTGAGGATGAGATTTGGGCTTGGTGCTGTTTCAATATTGAGTGAATAAGGATCATTACAAAGAGACGCCCATGTTCCATTGCTTGGCTTCCTAGCAAGCAAGTTCTTGATTAGCTTCCCTGGTATTAGTTGAGCTCTCTCTAATCTCTTAATCTCTGCAAGTGCAGTAGTGCATGGGTCCCCGATATTGCGAGTAAACAATCTAGAATATTGTAAGTTGTTCAATCCTCCAAATTGGCCTGGCCACAGTGCATACGCGTGTACAAATGAAAGGTTATCCACCCATTCAACTGTGGATCCACGCTGAGAAGCGGGGACAATGGAAAACTCATTGTCAAAGAAAAATTGTATACAGGTTAATATATAATTGATCATATAGCAGGCATCTTTGGGCAGCCCATTTTCACACAGACGAGACACTGTAGAAGCAATATTCCCGCATGACATAGGAGTGTTCTCCCCAATCTCCCCAGATATTAAGACGAGCTTTGCAGCATTCTTGAGGGCCTGAGAAAGTATCTTACCATCCTTGAATACTCGCTTGCTATAGATAAAACAAGTATCTGAGCGTATGGTCTCTCTATCTTTCAGGTTATGTCCGATCAGATGATTCACGTGAGTGAGTTCCTCAAAGAATCTGTCGCTGGCCTTATGTAATTCATCTAAGACCGCATCTTCTGAGTCATCTGGATTTACTTCTCGGGTCACTGCGATCACCTGATTGTCACCTTGCACCATACAGGCTACCCTACACTTTGACCGGGTGGCTGCTAATTGTATTGCGGATATTGATATGGTAGTCCAAAGCTTTTGACATAATCCCTCGATCCCTCCTCTTCCGCTTACAATAAAGATATCATCATTGGGTGCATCATCCAGGTTTTCAATTGTTGGATCAGAGGGTGGGTTGTATGGATCTCCAACGAACATAGTGGTATCCATTAGACGAAGGTGGATCCACTCAAAAAACAAATCAAGCCCTGTCAGCTGATTAATCGCATGGGCAAAAGGCTTGATGGTCTGATACCTCCAATTGAGACAGTACTTCTGCAGGTCAGTTGTGATATATGTAGCTACTCGCCTTCTTCGCTTTCGTTCACGGTGTCGTGTCCTATTCTCTTTGATCCCTTCTCTGCGGTTTCCGATCGAGAATCTGTTGCAATTAAATGACAGTTGACTCATTGCTAACATACTTTTCGTCAGAGAGATGCTGCTTTGAATGACTCCATTCCCTTGGAAAAAAGGTGCAATTTCGTCTGCTAGGATATTCTCTGCCATCACCTGACAATTTCTGAGTCGTTTGGTAAGCTTTGCGAAGATTCTACCATTGGGCTTAACTTCTTTCTCCTTTAACGAATATGATACTGCCACGTCATTATCTCTAAGAAATTCAAGACTTGTCAAATAGGTCATCTCCTGATATGGGTCAAAGTTGCTAGATTCTAGGAATTCTATCAGCAGACGATTGGTCGAAGTTGCATCCTTTGCTAAGAGCTGCTGTCTATCGGATAACAAAGTTCTTTTAAAAGATGCCAGCCAATTTGGTCGCGTGTGTGCTATAGCCTTGTCCTTCAAGAACATGCTTAAATTGGATACTGGGTCTATGTCAATACACTTCTCAAACTCAAGCATTGCTAGACGCTTGTATTCTTTCAGCATTAATTCGTGTGATATCTCTGCATAGTCAGCATGCAACTGTTGGAGTGTTGATCCATAGATAGTATCCTTTTTAACTCTTGGCCAGACTCCTGAGTTTTGTCTTCTATATCCATTGATGATTGTCCCTTTAAAGAAAGCCAATACTTGTTGGATCATGTCGAAGTCAATGAGTTTTGGCGCGCACATTTGCTTTCGCACTGCAGCTGCAGCTGTTCTGGACTCTAATGTAGGGTGGCCCCACAAGCGGAGGATACAGAGCATCTCTGCTGCTTGGTTGTCTGTCAGACCACTGTAAATCCAGGTAATAGACTCAAGTACCCTGTTAGCTAACACAGGGTCTATGTGTTCTCGCAATATGGCAGCTATCTCTCTGAGATTGAATTCAAAGAAATCCCCTGCGAATTTTCCGGACGGCTCCAGCAGCTGGACTGCTGCATAAGCTAAACCCTCCAAAATCCCAATTATTTCATATATAGCATCCTTTATCAAGCACGCCAATTGGTCAATCAAGTCAAGAAGACACTCAATCCTATCTGCTAGGACATTCAGGCCATTCACAAGCTGTGCAACACTTATGACCATATCTCTTCCTTCTAGCATGTCACTATACATTAAGACCATCTCAGGTGTAAGTGCTGTAACAAGGTTTTTTCCGTTGCATGTAATCATAGTTAACTCTGGAGTTATATGGACATAACCCCTTGTATGCTTTAATTGGATGTAAAGTTGCTGCCCAGATCTCATACGCGCTGTGAGTATAAGATGTCTCTGCAATTGTTTAATGTGAAGCCAAGTGAATTTTGTGTTTGAATATTTCCCGCCAAACCAGAAGTTAGTTCCATTGAGCAAACTTTCAAACTCTGGTGACAGATTATTCCGAACCCCTCCTACACCACCGAACAATCCTTCATGAATCTGAGAAACAAGTGTACAAAATTTCTCTCTATTGTCATGGAGCAGGCGAGATACTTTCTTTTCTATTCCTCTAAATCTAGAGATAGATACCCCTATAGACAGATCAGTTAGCCATGCTAAAGTCTCCGGGTGGATCAAAGCCTTTATTGGTCGAGAGTGATCTAGAGTCGCGTGGACGTTCGCACCTAGCCGCTTCATCCTCAGTACTTCTGGCGAGTTGCTCTGCAATATTTTGTTCCATGGTCTGGATAGGACTAGCGTATCAAATTCTGCTGAGTGGGGTAGTGGTACTCCTGTTAGTCTCCAGAAATAATATAACTTATGCCTTACGATCGGTGAGGAAAGATGCGCTTCGGGTAGAATCACTTGATGATCAGGGCGAGATTGTCCTGGATTATCCATGTTCTACCCGTTTTTTTCTAACGATTGTTGAAGCTCCCTATAGGCTGATCCTTTTGTATTACCTGCAGTTTTTAGGATTATTGAGGATTACAGCTTACCAGCTGTTCTCCCTGATATGGTAGAGCCGGGTATATCCTGATTCTGCTTCGGTTATGCTCAAATCGCATGACATTTGATTCATCATGGCCGACTATCTGTATACTCCGCTAATGTGGTGTTTGAATATAGGGACGACGCAGTGCCAACAGTGAGGGCTATCGACGCAAGGTCTATCCAACCACTGTCTGCCAGAACGGATTTTCCTCAGTTACGGCTCGTGTCTGAGGGTTCAAGGTTTGGGTCAAATATTATCTCGGAGAGTAAAGGGGTTATTCTGAATTCTCCAAACAGTGTATTCTCTATCTCGGCAATGCTCAAGCAGTATACTCTCTTTGTTTTGACAACCTTAAAGCATGTATTTGTAGTGTAAGCTGCCTTCGTGCTGCTACTGCTAACCCTAGTCACTCTACTCCTACCATACCTATCAAATATAGCTGCTACCGGGTTTAACCGTGATGTGATGTCATCTAACATCATACCATATACACCATTCACTTTATGATCTTCAGACCAAAATAACGGGTATGCGTCTGTGTAGACACCAGTAACACATGAATTTGGACATCTTGCAGTGGCCTGACAAGGTGGGCTACCTGGCCTTGTATATTGCTCGAATATGAAAGGCTTGGATGCTGCTGCACTACCATTTGTTAAACTGAGAGGGTATAATAGTGCAGAAGGAAAATATGATGACCCTCTTTGATACATTAATGCCACGTGGCCAAATGTCATTATCCTTGCTTCCGCCCCCATCAACACGACTGTATTATCTAACACAGATAGTTTAGGATCATTACCCAAAGATGGCTCCACTCTAATTGATAGAATTGCTTGTTGTACAAGCCGCTGGCCAAACCGCTGCGGACGATAAGATGATTTGGCCCGCTCAATCTGGGTGGGATTATTATCAGGGCAGGTATTATTGTACCTACGATATATCGCGTACTTCTCAGACTGGAGCAGATCAGTCTGAGAGCCAGGTCTGATCCCCCCATACACGCCAAACCATACCCTATTATCAAAGTAACTGCCTCCGCCGACTGACGGATAGTTTGCAACCCAGTCACTGAACAATGATTCTACAGGCAGGGCCTGCTCATGGTATACCCCATCAAAACCTAACCTGCCATGAACTAATCTCGTCGCTGCATCTGAATTGTAATCTGCCTCTTCTCTCTCAGTGACTTTAGCACAAAGTAAGTCACACCCTAGTGGCGTTGCTGATATGCTACATGATTTCCGGTTTTCATCATCATCCAGGTTGATAGATCTGAGAGTAGATAAGAACACGTTTCCCGTGGCTGACACCTTGAGTATCCCGAGGGATATGTATTGATAAGATTGAGCATGATCATTACAACCATTAAGAATCACATTGTGAGTATAACACCAATGTGTTGCAGCTAGATCAAAGGACGGAATTCTGGTGCAACCTTTTCCCGTAGTAGGGGCGGGGATGAAATTTAGATGCTCAAGGAACCTGGAGGGTCGATAGTTCGAGGCATTGTATTGAGACCCTACAAATAATTCCTTTGCCACTCCATTGATAAAATCCTTATCATGCACAGGGGCGCCACAACCTGAGTTATTCGCTGCATTGTTAATCTGATAAGATAGTGATGTAATTGCGCTCATTAAGGTTGATTCAGTGTTGAGCAGCGCCACTGGACTATCTAGTGCTACCTGCTTGTAAATCTTATTGCCAATGTCGCTCATCAGACTCAAGGTTTGTAGAATTTCATGATGACTTTGGTCAACAGCGACTGGGATACTAGAGAGATCCGCAGGGGTAGCGGCATTCAAAGCGAAGTGTAAAGCGCAAGCAGTGAGCACCAAGCTGGTGAAGCCGAGTAATAAGGAGACCACACGGAAGGCCGTGCGCCACGTATTCCTTAATTCTATGTTGTCATTGACAAGAGATGCCTGGCTGATTCCTGATTCCATGGTGATGCAATTTAGGAGAGGTCCTGGTGTTGGTGGGAAGAACTCAGGTACAGGATCACAGCCGAAGAAATACGGGGTGGAAGCCTGTTCTACCCGTATTGGCCTAATTAGGTTTCTTATTTTTTTATAATCGGAAGAAGAAATGATTCATGTATTATATGATAGTCAGGATTGATTGTTGTTGTATTATGTGGACGATTGAGCCGGCTTACTCTGGAGTATATATGATCGGTCAGCATGTGCACCAAGCCATAGTAGTGTCTTTGCTTGAGACTTTACTTTTATCATAGCAAAGCAACCCAATCCTAGGCCGACAAACCCCAAGATAAGAGCAATTACAGTTAGAACAATGTATGTGGCCATAGCTGAGGTGCTAGTTAAGTGAACATTTACTTTGCTTAGCGCAGCGTCACTTTCATCCAGTTTTTCCAGAGCCGAACTTAAAGAGCTGTTAACATTCTCCAGCTCATTAGATATATCTATACTGCTTGAGACAATGACCTTGTTTGCACTTATCGAGACGTTGCGCACATAAGTCGATTCAAATGTGCCGCTCAGCTGTATGGACACACCATCTAAGTTGATTACCTTGCATAGCTGATCATCGATAAGAGTCGCTGCTTCACCGTAATTTTGAGATATGATGGATGTAGGATCTACACACCTACATGTGACATGCTTACAATTGGCTACAATTTTCCCCTTTACTGCTACATATGGAGTGGTTAAGACGCCATTAGTCTTTGAATAAAGGCATTGCGATACATCCCCAAGAATGCAGGCTGATACAGCCGACGCAATGGGGAATGTAGTAATCCTCGTACAGTATAAGTCAGCTTCTGCTGCTATACATGCTGTAGTATCTAATTCTTCAACTATATTATTAGATTGGATTACTACCTTTGGAATCATAGCAGATGCAAGTCCTGCTGCAGTGTTGACAGCCAACGTGTCTAAGTATGTCGCTCTCACTCCCCTTAAGTCACTAATGGAGGGTAGTGACACTTGCAGTGCCAATATTTGAGATTCCGAGTCGTAGAGAATGGGCTGTCCGGTAATAAGACCACTACTAACCAAAGATGATAACTGTGAATTGTCTGCTCCGAGCCTTCCCAGTAGTACATCCAAGCTTACGCCCGCCAAATTATACAGCGCTTGGATAGTCAATTTGCTTAAAGCAGGAGAGGTTATCTGAGGTCCGAAGACTGTAGTGATCTCGGTCAGATAGAGGCTTAGCTCCACACCTAATTGTTGAGCTGCCTGTACACAATTAATGGCCTCAGTTGTCTTATTGAATTCCTTATTGACGAAGTCCTGTAATTTACCTACAGCGATAGTTAACTGCGACACGCCATTAGTTACATCTCTCACTGCCTCGTTGGTCTTAGTTATACTGTCTTTAATACGCAGGATGTTTTTTGCGTTCTCGTTAGCCTGAATCAAAGCAATTGCAGCTGTTATCTGTGCTGCGGTGGCTACACCTAAGGCAACTCCCCCAAGGATGGCACCAAATATGCGGCCCTCTCGGATACGCTCAACCGATACACCACTTGCCTGTATTCGGCGGATTGCATCGCCCAGAGGTGCAAGTATGTTATATACAGTCTTGTTATATGACTCAATAGTGGATTCCATGCACGAGTATCTGTCTAAGGAGACCACACGGAAAGACCTTAAGACAATTGTTCCTGATTGCGCAGCTGTGTACACCCTAACTTGCTTCTCTTCTGTTATCACTATGCCTGCACCAAGCAGTTTTCTACCATCCAATGTCGTGGTATAGCAGAGGTGCGCAGATATGGCAATCGCTGTTAGTATAAGTAATAGGTGGAAGTACCCCATTGTGTCACTATGGTAGATTGTGGATTGAGTGATATACAGCTCACTTTCTACCCGTGCTGTGTTTTAGTTTTAATTCTTTTGGGGATTTTTTTTAATGCTATTTGGATTACCTCTTGTCTAATGATCAGGTGTATGATTTAATGGGGTTTTTTGATCGGTAATGATTCGAGACACTGAATATCCTATCACATATTCATTGGCTGATTTTAAGGCAAGAAGACCTGAGCTATTCGTGAGCCATGCAACTTACTTTTTGAATGGGTTAAATGATTGAATCTTGGCGTGCTGATCGAGCTTTGTTGTTGTGATTTCTTGATCGGCTGTTAATGCAATCATTTTCGAGGTTCCCGATTGTACAAGTATCTTAACCTCCTGGAGGTGTCCGCTTTGGCTCCACAAGATCTTCGATACTGGAGGAGATGCTTGTGCGATCGGATAACACGCTGTTCCCGTATTAGAAAAGAATGCTGACATCAACTTTGTCCTCGGCCCTTTGGCCTTCAGGATGATGGACGGACCAAACATATCACTTAATCCTGCAGTCAGTTCCATCCGCCGGATTTTCTTCTCTAACTTCTCGAACGTCACCTTCTTTCCCCGCTTGTCAATGTTTGAGAGAATACCCACATGCAGGAACAAATTTGCTTCAAAGCCGCTTTCGGTCTTAATAAGCGTCTTAGACAAAGGATTGTCGGCATTGATGTCGATTGCGATGTTAACACTCAGGGCAAGGCGGAATAGAGTGGGACTGCTGACTGATAGGACAGGTTTTGGGACCCTATATACGTCATCTTTTGGTACTATAGTGAGAGACACGAAGTTGACCTTATAGTCATACTGCTGGCCTCCCTCGATTCTTTCAGGTGCTTTCACACATTTATTTGATCCAACGGAGACGAATTTTTGCGAAACAGCACGACATGATTGTAAAATCTGCGGAGCTTGGGTGATTGCAAATATCATTTTCTCCTCACTAGTAGCACTCTTTTTGCAAGATATTTGTAGTGACAAGCATGCCCGAGCAATTGCAACCTGATCTCCAGTATTCGCCACACTGCCCAGACATAGCGTTGCAGCAGAGAGCAGCACAGGCCTAATTTCTTCATTAAGCTGGCCTCGATCAGCACGTGATTTAGGGTATCCAAATATAAACCCATATGTGGTGATGAATACTGCATCTCGACTGCTGTCTGACCAGTGATCTAATCTCTGAATGCGATATTGGGGTGAAATTTGCTTTCGTCCGTCTCCTGTGGCTTCCATGACTATTGGGAATGCGAGTATTGAACTAGAACTGCTAGTGGGGTCTACATATAGACTGATCATCCTAGAAGCATCCATGGTGGTAGGTCGGTTGAGTCCTGTTTCTACCCGTACTTACTTTTTTTTCTTAACAACCAAGGAGGTCTAGAGATAATCTGGTATTTATGTCAGGTGGTATTTTAGGGCAATTGATAGCATCAGATGCAAGAGATGAGTCAAGCAGACTGTCATCTATGTTTTCTTGATTTGAGGGTGTCTGATGATATTTTAGATCGGTGTAAATTGATTTGTCTCTCCTTAAGATCGGCAAAAAAGTTGTCCAAGGCGGATCACGCTTGATCATTGGCGGAAACCACACTATTTGGGTCAGTTATTCAGAATCTGTCTCTTCACCTTCCTCAATTCTTCACATGTCTTGGCTGCATCTAACCTATCAGACATTCGTTTTGCAGCCGATGGATGTAGTGGTCTCGCAGCTAATAACGCCTTGATTGCGCATTTTTCTGCCTCGAAATCACCGGAAGGGGGTGTGAGTTCTCTTACCAAGCTGCGCTGATCAGTTACCGGCTGGGAGAGCCGATTGACAGTGATGGTTTTATCATCAGCAATTGTTTTATTGGGGTCACCGGGGCCTGCTACAAGGACTGGATGATACCTTGCAACTGCTCGAAGATCATTGAGCGAAGAAATATGTGCTGATCCAGGGTCAAGGATTTTCATCATCCCAATGTTGGCCTCAAGCACTGCCATAGCGGTCTTAACTTGTTGAATGTCATTTCGAATGGCTGGCATACTAGACAGGTGACGCAGGACTAAATCCATCTGATATTCCATTTTACTCACTCTCTGCTGAATGCTTTCTAATATCCCTATGAGAGCCTGCACAAAGTCGGCATTCTGTAGGGCAGCTCCCGCATGAACATGTGAATTCTCTTGGTTCGTAGGTGACTGGAGAGCAAACTGGGTTGCACCAGCTGATGGTGACAATCCCGTTTGCATTCCAGACCATGCTGTGTTCTCTGCGATGCCCTCCTCCTCTCTTCTTACCTGATGCGGGCTGTCGTCTCTCCTCGGGATTGGCAGCTGGGCGGGCGTTCTGGACTCCATGCTGTGTCCCGATGAGTTGGTTGATCGGCGGGATGTCGGGTCTTGCGTCTGCGTAGGGAATTGGCCTGAGTGCAGGGTGCCCGTGTCTTGTGATCTCGGATTGAGCCCTTTTTTAGCTCTATCCTGCTTGGCAGCAATCCGGTCAAGCATATCCAGCAGCCCTCCAGTGGCCCCTTCTTTGCAGGGGTGCTTTTCGGCGGTTTCCTGCTTTGGGAGTGGGGTTGTGTCGCCGTCCATTTCTGGAGATGCGGAGGGATCGCCGGTGGATTGTGGCGGCTCAGCATTGTGGGGTGTGTTGACATCAGTTTTGTTATTTGATCCGGTGCTGTGATCCGCATTGGATCTCTGTGACTTGTTGTGTTTCTCCCAGGCATCAGTTAGGGCCTGAGTTTTCCCTGGTGGGATTGCACTTCGCCCTAGGGTCTCTTTAGGCATCCCTTGGGATGTCATGATCTCATCTATTACAAGACCACTTTGTTCCATCAGATCTGATATCTCGTCGTCTGTGAAGGATGCCATGGTTCTCTCTGGAGGCGTGTGCCTGAGCTAGAATTGGTGTGATGGAGAGCTGCGATGAGTGCTGACTGCGTTGATGCGTTTGCTTTCTCGCAGTGGCAGACAGTTCTACCCGTAGTTTTTTCTGTTGATAAGTTTTTTGTAATGGTTCGTGAAATTAGCGGGCTAAGTTGAGGATGTTCTTCGGGTTGGGACAGTTGGGGATGGATGGTGTCTTCCGCCGTGTTGTGTGAGCGGATTGGTCATGTAGATGTGGAGTTTGTAGGTGGATGAGGGATTAGGAGTTGCTAGAGGTTCGTTTGGGCTGGAGTCAACCTCCGTATTTCATTAGAGCCCCCAGGAGTCTGCTTGATCCCGCGAGTCATCGTCGTCTGCGGCCTGTTGAGATCCGAATCCAGGGGTGGGAGGAGCCTGAATTGGTGTCTCCTTCATTCCTTGTGCTACGGCCCTCATGAAGTTCAACATGGCAGTATCATCATTCTGATCCTGCTGAATTGAGGTGGGCAGCTTCTGAGACCCAAGGTTGCCGTCTGTTGAATTCAAGCCAGTTAGGACTCCTGCTGTATGCTGAGGTACCGAATAATCAGACGCTCCGGTTGCTACTTTTGTGACGGCAGTGGTCAGCATCCTTCTAGCTATTGGGCTGAGTTTCAGTTCTGATGCCATCTCTTCGTTGATGTTGCTTCCTTGAGTCTGGGCATACTCCACTCCCAGCCTCCAGAAGCTGGGGTTTAGGAAGTCACGAGCGTACTGATACCTTGAGGTCCCTTTGTCTATGACTGATGCCATTCCCATAGCGTATGAGTATAGCTGTGCGTATTCAGCAGGTGCAAATCTCATCTGGTCTCCGTCTCCCAGTATAGTCATGTATGGTGCATCATCTCCTTTGGCTTTATACAGCCGCATCAACTGTTTGACAGTTTGAAGATCGCCTGCCAAGCTGCTAAGGGCAAGGACAGAAGTCTTTGTATTCACACCATACTTAAGGGTCAAGAAGAATGCAGTTAACCCAGCATTCCTAATGTAGGAATCTACATCAGCAACGAAGTTATAATACGTGGATGTTCCTCCTGCTGTATTCCGAGCTCGTTTCAGCTCACTGACAATGAACCGTCGGACTGCTAAAGATTGCCTTATGATCTGCTGCAGCATGCTCCGACATACAGGGTAGATCATGCATTTCTTCTGCACTCGACCTTGCTGAACATACTTGGTCAATCGCTTCTGTTCTGATTCATCTGCAGTCTCGTACGCTGTCATGGATTTTGCGACGGTCACCCATACTTGCGCCTGGATTGACAATATGCGATCAAGGGCGTCTGTTATGTCTTCGACTGGATCATCTTCTGCATCTTGGACGGTGAACGGTGTCCCATTTGCACAAGCACGGGGTAATGCTTGAGCTATCATAGCGAAACGCTGAGCTCGTTCCTCTGTGACACCGCTCCTATTGTTGAAGGCTGGAACACCATCATTAATAGTATCAATCTCTAGAACTACAATCAGAGCCTCATCCTGCTTTCCTGCTATGGCCACATGATTCTTCATCACCTGAGAATGAGCGCAAAGTAGAGAGATGAGTGCCCCCTGACGCAAAGGCCTATTAGCATCCTCGCTCACAGCGACTCTGAGACAGAAGGTAGTAAAGTTCCAGCGATCTTCAGGGTTGTCACTGTTGAGCACAAATACAGGGATCTCGACTTTTGGAGTGTCACCTTTCTCTCCTAAGACGTTCGAGCCCGTCGGTTTGAGTTGACTTTCAAGCAGACTCTCATACTCATTGAATATAGAGGACATGATGGTAGTACGGACCTTCGAATCACAGCGTCGTGTTCGCACTCGAGATTCAATCCTTCTACCCGTACGAAGTCAGTTGCTACTTCGGTCTTTAACGTATCTTACAATTTCTTTGTTTGGT